ACCATCAAGAAATCCGACCTTGACCGGTATGGTTGGGATGCAAATCCGTGGGTTTGGGTTATCGAATTTGAGCGGTGTGAAAAACCAGAAGCATGATGATTTAGGAGGTGCAGGGTGAAATTATATCAAGGAAATGCAAAGGAACTTGTAGGCAAGAAGATTGATCGTTACAAAAGACGTTTCGGTTATTATCCAATGGAAGTTATTGAGATAAACGGAGTGCCATATGTAAAAGATGCAGTTGGAGTATGTATGCCGATTCCAGAAAAAGAAACGGACTTTAACTGCACTGATTTTGATTTTGTCATTGAGTAAATTTGGAGGTGGAAGATGGCTAAAGCAGTATTGATTATGGATATGCCGGAACAGGTATGCCAGAAATGCACATTGTGCTATGAGACAGAGAATGATGACGAATATCTGTGCTGTGCGACAGGGAAACTTGTACCAGACGGAGCAAAGCCGGATTGGTGTCCGCTCCGGGAACTGCCGGAGAAGATACCGGAACTTAAATCCGGTTATGAAGAAATTAGCAAGAGCATTCACCGAGACGGCTGGAATGCCTGCTTGGATGAGATTTTAGGAGGAAAAGATGACGGTACAACAGTATGAAGAATACAAAGCAAAGATGAACCGACTTGAACCAGTTAAAGTTTTTCTTTTTTGGTGCGGAGAGAGGTATCGTGGAAAAAGTGTATCAAAGCATCACTTTAGAATAAAGACAATCAAACAAAGCTTCTTGTTACATATTCATTCCTATCTTGGTGAGTCATACGATTATGAAATCCCAGAAGATTTACAAGAAAGAATCGTAAAGACCATTGAAGAGTATGTGGACGAGAAAGAAAGGGAACTTGAGCAGATATGAGCAAAAGCAGAGCAAGTAAATTAAACGGCTACCGGAGTGCGGTAAGCCGGCAGAGAAATGATGTGTATAAGTTCAAGACCAAGAGAGGTAAGAAAAAATAAATCAGTAGAAAGGAGTGAGAGGTTTGCTGGCCAGCGTAAAAGAGCTCTTTACTCCGTGAAGAAATGGAATCAGTACAGGAAAGAATGGAACGTCTTGGAACAAAGGAAAAGATTGCTTCGTTCATGCAGAAAGAAAAGCAGGATTATGCTTTCAAACGCAAATATGCGCAGATCAGAGCGGAAGAGTTCAGATCAGAATGTGACCGCAGAGGGCTAAATTGCCATGTGTCGGTAGGCGGTCTGGACAGCATCATTTTATATATATTCCTCCATGAGGTGTGTGGAATTGATGCTCCGGGGGTATCGGCATCCACTTTGGAGGATCAGAGCATCCAGAGGGTACATAAAGCGATCGGTATTATAAATGTGCCGCCGCTCCTGCGGGAGGATGGTACACGATGGACGAAACCGAAAGTTATACAGGAATTCGGGTTTCCGGTCATATCCAAGGAGATCGCCGGGAAAATTGAGTTGTTGCAGAATCCGACCGAGAAGAACAAGACAGTCAGACATGCGATCATAACGGGAGAAACCGGGGAATACGGTGGCTGGCAGAAGAATTCAAAGATGCAGCTTAATCAAAGATGGCTGGAACTGTTTGGGGGATATGAGAATGAAAATGAGGGGTGCGACTTTAAGAAGCCGGACTTTCTCGTATCTTCCAAGTGCTGTTATTATCTCAAGGAAAAGAATTGTGATGATTGGGGCAAGGAACATAACAGCGTGCCATATTTGGGACTGATGGCATCCGAGGGCGGCAGACGTGCCAAAAGCCTGCGGATGAATGGATGTAACTATTTTGGGGCATCGACCATCCGATCAGCGCCATTTGCGATATTCCACAGACAGGATATATTAACACTTGCCTTGGAGATGGACGATCTTTGGAAGCATGATTTAAAAGAAAAGTACCGTGACGCAGGCCTTAAGGCAGGAAGAATGTCGGAGTGCTTCCAGATGCCGGATTCTTTGATACCGGAGATTTACGGAACGATTGAGAAAAAGCCGGACGGTACATTGTATACAACCAAGGCGCAGCGTACCGGTTGCAGTATGTGCGGTTTTGGAATCCACATGGAGAAACGACCACACAGGTTTGATCTGCTTTATGAGAGCAATCCGAAAGAATGGGATTATCTGATGTTTCATATGTGCAAGGATAAGGACGGCAATGACTATGGATGGGCGAAAGTCCTGGACTATATCGGCGTTGGTTGGGAACCTACGACGATCGGGGACAACTGCAAAGGGCAGATGAGTTTACCGTTAGATCAGATGATATAAAAAAGGGTGCATGCCTTAGCATGCACCAGTGCATTCCGCTATTCGGTGGAATTTCACCACCTCATCAGCAAGTTATACTTGTTAGCGGAAGTAGCAGCGTAAATCCCAATGAAAGATAAACAGTTGCAAGCAAACGAATTAAAAATTGCTGTTACAGTCTCAAGTTTTTTCATGGGTACCACCTCTTTACAGAAGGAAAAGAAAACTACGGTTACGCTGCTTAGTATTGCACTAAATACTAGGCATAGTCTCGTCAGGATTGATGCGCCACTTCCAATCGACACAATAAGTGTTTCGATATAAATAGTATATCAAAAAAAGAAATGAAGTCAAGAAAGGAGCCGGAACCTATCCGGATAAAAGGCGCGCCGGGTTCCTTTGAGAAAAAATGAGAACAGTATTGAAATATCCGGGAAGTAAATGGAACATTGCTCCCCGACTGGTGGAACTGATACCGGAACATCACAGCTATGTAGAGCCGTTCTTCGGCAGCGGGGCCGTGTTATTTAATAAGCCGGTATCTGATATCGAGACGATCAATGATCTGGATCATGATGTTGTGAATCTCTTCCGGTGCATACAGGAAGATGCGGAACGTCTGTCCAGAATGGTAATGACTACACCATTCAGCCGTGAAAAATATGAAGATACATATAAACTGGATGTATGGGAGCTGATGATGCCGGATGAACCGTACCATAAAGCATTGCGATTTCTGGTTCAGTGCTGGCAAGGGCACGGATTCCGTACCAATGGCAGCAAGGTAGGATGGAAAAATGATGTACAGGGCAGAGAAAGAGCTTATACATTATGGAACTGGTACCGTCTGCCGGAATGGATCATTGACATAGCGGAACGGTTGCGCATGGTACAGATCGAGAACCGCCCGGCGGTGGAAGTGATTGAGAGATTTAATTACAGCAATGTTTTTATGTACATTGATCCTCCGTATGTTTTGGGTACCAGAGCAGGAAAACAATATAAACATGAGATGACGGATGCGGATCACGAGGAATTATTAAAAGCGTTACTGCAGAGTAAAGCAAAGATTATGATTTCTGGTTACGAGTCAGAAATGTATAACGACTATCTGAACGGATGGAAGAAAAAACAGTTTTCAAGCTGTGCGGAGCATGGAAAGGCACGCACAGAAACGGTGTGGATGAACTATGAGTCGGATCCACAGATGAAACTTAATTTTTCGGAGGTGCTGTCATGATCCAGACAGCAGAAGATAAAGTGAAAGAGTACTGCCAGTGCATCCGCAGAGAAATAGAACACTGGAAAGTTATCAACCAGAACGGGTGCAGTGATCCGTTCTGGCCGGATGGGTGCAACATGAATCTGACACGGAACCACATCATTTATTATCAGTCAAAGATCCGTGAGATCTGCACAGAGAATCGGTTACCGTTGCCGGATGAATATTATCTTGCGGTTCCGCCGGAAGTCAATGTGAATTATATGGCGAATTTGAAACAGAAAGAGCGGGTTACACAAATATTTTACGGTGGGCATGTACCGGTAAGAAAGAAATATTACTACGATGAACAGCAGATGAGTTTATTTTGAACAGACCGGACAGCTCGATCAAACAGCTATAGCTCCGCCAGCAGTAATGCGGCGGGGCGGAAAGAGAGGAAAAGGTGAAGTATACAGTAGAAACAACGGAAAACGGTGTTAATGAGACGTTGGAATTGAATGGAACAATTTACAAAAAGGAATGGTTAAGAAGAAAAAACGGTCTTCTTGAGTGCTCACAGAAAGATTTCCGGGCACAGATGGAAGAGGATGGTTACTCGGGAGAACTTGCTGCGAAGGTCGATGAAATATTTGATGGATTTTTAGCAGATGCCGTGGACGATATGAGAGACTATTTAGATTAGTGGAGGCGGATCATGAAAAAGAAAATCATAGCGGCTATCGTAACGGCAACACTCTTGATCGCCGGATGCAGTGACATGGCAAACGTCAGCGCAGGGCAGGATAATACGATGGTATTGGTAGAAGGTTGGCGGGATTACGGTATCTATGCGGACAAAGACACAGGCGTCATGTATCTGGTGTATCAGCGGAATGGTACCGGATGTACCGTTATGCTCAATGCAGACGGGACACCGAAGATCTGGCAGGGAGAGGAATAGGAAAAGAAAGTTTTAAAGGGGGGAATGTGCGTGGATGAAAAAGAAATATACGAGATCTGCATGAGCGTGGACAGTTTCATTGCTGCGGAGCTGACAGAATCCATCGTGTGCGGCACCAGCTACGACATGCTGGAAGCTCACTACGGCATTCTCCCGATCAGCAGGACGCACTTTTATCGGAAAAAGCGGATCGTGCAGCGGATCATTAAGCAGAGGATGGGGCGGATCGTGGAGGAGCAGAATGGGCAGTTGAGAATGGTGTGGTAATCTTGCAAAAATTGTCAACAAGTGTATAATTATTACGCAAATAGACAATTTTGGAGGTTATATTATGAAACTGAGAAATATTTATATGGCTTGCAAAAGAAGTGTAGAGCAAATTCGTAATGTACGTATTTACCAAAATACTACTAGTACAACAAGATATTGGGTTAGTGGCTGGAATGATGCACAAACTGCGATATTGAATAATTTAAAAGGAATTGAATTATTTGAAGAAAAAATAGCAGCATTCATCAATGCAATACCTCAGGCGTTAATAACTAGGAACGAGTTCGAGGTAAGTTCGTCAGATTGGACATCTATAAGAAATAGACATAAAGAATTATTGATGAGCATACAGGATGTGATTGAATTATATGAGTCAATGGGTTTTGAGGAGAATTCTGCTCAGGGTATAGATATAAAGTTACCTGAATGCAAGGATTTTCAGGAATTTAGAAAGTGTATTGATGAATTAGATTTTATTTTATACAAATGTCCATTTTTTAAATCTGATGAAGAACACTTGCAGTTTGAATCAATGGATGTTGGTTCCTTATGGATAACAATTTTAGCAGTATCGGCTGTTGGGGTGTCGGCTAGTGTATTGTTAAATAATATAGCAGCATTTATTGATAAGTGTTATGTGATAAAAAGTCATCAATTGACGATAAAACAGCAAGAAGTTATATATGAAAATATGAAAATTGATCAAAAAACAAAAGAACAGTATTTAGATGGACTTAAGTTGGTATATGATCAGATTGTAAAAAGCACTGTAGTTGAGTTAGAGGAAATAACTAATATAAAGTTGGAAGATGGTGAACAGGTTGGAATTGTTTCCCAGGCTTTCGATAAAACCATTTCGCTATTAGACAAAGGGCTACAAATATACACCACAATAGATACGCCAAAGGAAGTACAAAATTTGTTTAAACCATTAGAAATGAAATATGTTGATGTTGCTAAGCCTATTGAAAAGATAGTACAAAAAGAAGAGTAAGTAAAAAGGAAAAGAGAGGTTTTACCCTCTCTTTTTTCATGCCTAAAATGGCACAAGTCCACTGATTATCTGTTTTATAATTATGGTATGAGGTTAGAAATATACCATTTAACAGAGAGGATGTGAGATAGTGGAGAATTACGAGAAGGCAGAACAGGACTATATGGCAGGAATGAAATACAAGGAGATAGCGGAGAAGTACGGAACCACTATCAACACTGTCAAGAGTTGGAAGAAACGGTATGGATGGAGCAGGGGAGAGGGTGCACACAAAATAGAAAAGGTGTGCACACAAAAGCCAAAGGGTGCACACAAGAAAGCAGTGCCCATAGATGACGGTACAAAAGAGACACTACAGAATGATGACCTTACGCCGGAACAGCAGATGTTTTGTATATATTACAGCAAGACGTTCAATGCGGCGCAAAGTTACCAGAAAGCATATGGATGCAAGTATGATACAGCAATGGTTAATGGCTGCATGCTACTAAGAAATACTAAGGTGCGAGAAGAGATAGAACGCCTAAAAGAGATCAAGCGGCAGCAGATAGTAGCCGGAACAGAGGATCTCGTGGAATTGCAGATGAGGATTGCGTTCGGTGATATCGGGAATGTGCTGGAGTTCGGGCGGGAAGATATTGAAACAAAAGACGGTCGGATGGTTCGGGTTAATTCCTTGAGGGCAAGGGAATCCAGTGAGGTTGATACGCAGATGATTAAGAGCATCACAGAGGGACAAAACGGCTTGACTGTGGTCATGAAAGACGAACAGAGGGCGATTGATTGGCTCACGAAGTTCTTTGAGATGAATCCAGACGACAAGCACCGAAGAGAATTTGACAAGCGGAAACTTGAACTTGAGATGCTCAAACTTGAAATGCAGACCAAAGAGAGTGCGGATGATACACCAGAGCAGGACAACTTCTTAGAAGCATTAAACGCATCAGCGCAGGAAGTGTGGTCGGATGACTGAATGGAAAAATATTGACGAGCGCATAGCCAAGTTAAAAGAAAACATCATGCGAAATGCCGTTCGGATGAAAAGGAAGTACCAGCAGAACGGTTTTGAGTTTCGCCCGTTCTCGACCAAGCAAAAGAAAGTCCTTACCTGGTGGTGCGATACATCCCCAGTAAAGGATATGGACGGCATCATAGCGGACGGAGCGATCCGAAGCGGTAAGACACTCAGCATGTCACTTAGTTTTGCGTTGTGGGCTATGAGTACATTCAACCAGCAAAACCTTGGCATGGCAGGAAAGACGATCGGCTCCTTTCGGCGAAATGTTTTGTTCTGGTTAAAACTGATGCTAAAGAGCCGTGGCTACAAGGTAGCAGACCACCGCTCCGACAACATGGTCGAGATTTCAAAGGGCGAAGTTGTAAATTTCTTTTACATATTCGGCGGAAAAGATGAACGGTCGCAGGATTTGATACAGGGTATCACACTTGCCGGTATGTTCTTTGACGAGGTCGCCCTCATGCCGGAATCATTCGTGAATCAGGCAACAGGACGTTGCTCTGTGGATGGTTCAAAGTTCTGGTTTAACTGCAACCCGGACAGCCCCAGCCATTGGTTCAAGGAAAACTGGATAGATAAATCAACCGGGTATCTTGGAAAGAAAAAGGTTGAGGAGATAAGGCAGAAAGCGGCAGAGGAAAATAAGCCAGATGGGTTGAAAGAGATAATCTATCTGCATTTTACAATGGACGATAACCTTTCTCTTTCTGAAAAGGTAAAAGCACGATACCGGGCGATGTATAGCGGTGTATTCTATGACCGGTTTATCCGTGGGTTGTGGGTCATTGCAGAGGGGCTTGTCTATGGAATGTTCGATAAGGAAAAGAACATCTTCCACGGAGAATATGAGTATAGCCCGCAGTCATCCTATTATCTTTCCATCGACTACGGAACTATGAACCCGTTCGCGGTAGGGCTGATGGAGTTGCAGAATAGCGGCAGGGTGAGGATGCTCCGGGAGGGGCACTATTCCGGAAGAGAAAAGGGCGTAACCATTGACAACGAAGCATATTACAAAATCATACAGGAAATCGCCGGGGACTTCCCGATAACGTCAATCGTTATCGACCCGTCAGCGGCAGCAATGAAAGCCACAATCCGGAAATACGGGGAATTTACCTGCATGGACGGAAATAATGACGTTCTGAACGGAATACAGGAGGTAACGAAGTATCTGAATCTCGGTATGCTCCAGATCCACGAAAGCTGTGTGGAGACGCAAAAAGAGTTTGGAGCGTATGCCTGGGATGAGAAAGCTGTGGGAGAAGACAGGGTAATCAAGGAGTACGACCACCACATGGACCTTATCAGATACTTTATTTACACAGTAGCAAGAAGATATAACAGGGGACTTATTTAGGAGGAAACAATGGGAATTATGTCAGCTATCAAAGAATGGTGGAGCAGAATGTTCCTGTCAGAAGTAAAAGACCAGTTCAAAGTGACTGGCATTACATCCGGGGATATGCAAAAGGCAATCCAGAACTGGATGTTGATTTATAAGGGCGAACCGGACTGGATAGACCCGGAAGAGGGAATTAAGACAATCAAATTTGCAAAATTCGTCTGTGGAGAAATCGGCAGACTTGCTACGCTTGCGATTGATGTGACGTTTGACGGAGCGAGAAAAGAGTACATGACGCAGTTCTGGGAGAAGTCTGTGCATGACCGCATCCGGGAATGGACGGAGCTTATGTGTGCCTGTGGTACGGTTATCCTTAAGCCAAACGGAACAGGAGTGGATCTGGTAACGCCGGACAGGTTCGAGATAACGAGTCTCGATGGAAACCACAATATAACCGGGATAGTGTTTCAGGACAGCTACCAGGAGGGTGACGAGCATTATACCAAGCTGGAATACCACAGATTTTTTACCGCCAGTGTGAGAATGCCGGATGCAGAAGAGTACACCGAGACAACTTACTACTCCATATCGAACAGAGCGTTCGTGTCGCGAAATGCAGGGGAGATTGGAAAGCCGATTGACTTAAGTATGACAAACTGGGCGGCATTGCAGCCAGACGTGCACATTACGAAGAGGAACGGCGAGCAGATCAACTCGATGTTATTTGGATTATTCCGGATGCCATCATCGAATGACATTGATCTGAACAGCCCGCTTGGACTATCAGCCTTTGCAGATGCGACCGAGGAGTTAAAAGATTTAGATATTGCGTATAGCCGGAATGCGGAGGAAATCGAGGAAAGCCGGAGGATGGTCATAGTGGATGACAGGCTGATTCAAAAGCCGGCATACAAGGACGAGAAAGGCAACACAGTAAGACCACATGTAAAATTGCCTAAGTTTTTCAAGGCAATGGCAGGAATGGATGCAGAGGAAACGTACCATGAGGTCAACCCGACATTGAACACGGACACGAGAAAGAGCGGAATCAATCAGCAGTTATCCCTTGTCGGTGTGAAGTGTGGGTTCTCCAATGGGTATTTCGTGATTGACGAGAAAACCGGCATGGTAACTGCCACACAGGTAGAATCCGATGATCGCAGAACCATCCAGCTTATCAAGGATGTGCGGGATGCAATGCAGAAGTGCCTCGATGATTTATTCTATGCGCAGTCTGTATTTGCTGATCTGTATGGCCTTGCGCCGGCGGGCGACTATGAACCACAGTATGACTTTGGGGACATTACCTACAACGAGGAAGAGGACAGGATGCGGAACCTTACGCTTGCCAACTCTGGGTACATTCCGAAGTGGCAGTATCTTGTCAGGTTTGAGGGGTATTCGGAAGAAGAAGCCAAGGCGGCGGTTGAGGAAGCAAGCGGGGCACAGGACAAAGGATTATTCGGGGAGGAGTAGAAATGATACATACACGTTTTGAGAGTTACTGTGAAAAATGCGAAGAATTAGCGCCAGAAGCGATAATAAATGTTTATGAACGTGCGGACAGCTGCAGAACTGTAGATACAACCATTTATTGCAGGCATCGGCATAGATGCGCAGCTATTAAGAAACAAATAGAAAAGGAAGCGACTGAATGAAATATAACAAGACTGTTGGTATGGTAAGCATCCATATTGATACCAAGCGCATAGATGATAATGTGAGACGGGCGCAGGATTTGTTAGATCAACAGGTGCTTAATGATATGGTGCCGTATATGCCATTTCAACAGGGGGCAATGGTAAGCGCAACACAGATTATTGAACCGGGGCTTATTTCGACAAATACGCCATATGCGCATTATCAGTACGAGGGAGAACTTTATTTAACAGAGGATGGGCACTCATGGGCGAATAAAGGGGAAAAGAAGTATCCAACAGGAACACCACTACAGTACCATGCCGCTGGAACAGGTGACCATTGGTTTGAACGCGCCAAGGAGGAACACGTGGAACAGTGGCTTGATTTGGTAAGGCGTGAAGTAGGAAAGGGATAATATGCTGGAACCAGATTATTTCTATGGAAAATCGGATGTGTTAATTTCATATGAGCAGGAACTTGAGGACTGGATATTGCAGGACATTGCTATGCGGTTACTTAAAGCGGAAGCTATGGCCGGAACAACCGATATGGAACTGTATAAGCTGCGGCAGCTGGGCTTGCATCAGAATGAAATTGTGAAACGATTATCTGCCCTTACGCAGAAATCAACGGCAGAAATCCGCAGATTATTGCAGGATGCGGTGCTGACATCTTGGGATGATGATAAAAGCACGCTGTCCCGCCTTGAAATAGATGCGGTATCCCCACTTGAAAATCCGGTTGTCATGGAGCTGCTAGATGCAGAATTTAAGAAAACACTCGGAGAAGTGAACAATCTGACACGTTCCACCATGATGCAGTCGCAGCGTGATCTCATGAATATGCTCAATGAAGCCGAGATGCGTGTGGCGGCCGGCGTGCAGTCATACAGCGCGGCGGTGTGCGATATACTGGATCAGTACGGCAGGACAGGCGTTATGATCGATTACCCAACCGGAACGCGCCGGACACTGGAAGCGGCGGTCAGAATGTGCGTAGTCACGTCTATGAACCAGACGGCGGCGCAGGTAACCAATCATTATATAGCGGAGCATAATGTAGAATATGTGCTCGTATCAGCACACTTGGGCGCGAGGACACAGGGAAAAGGACAACCGTATCTTGCCGGTCATGATAACTGGCAGGGCAGATGCTATAAAATATCTGGGAGCGAACCGGATGCGCCGAATCTGGCGGAAACGACCGGCTATGATATTGTGAACGGGACAGGACACGTCTTAAATCCTCTGGGGCTGCATGGGTATAACTGCCGGCACTCCCATAAGCCCTGGAACAAGTCTTTGCGAAATCCGTATCTGGATGAAAACGGCAATCTTAAGATTGACAGTGAGGAGAACCGGAAGGTATATGAACTGCAACAGCAGCAAAGAGCAATGGAGCGTGCCATCCGGCAGACGAAGCGGCAGCTACTTGTGAAACAGGCAGAGATTGACGGTGTGGCGGAAACAGATGTAAAGACCATGCTACAACCGGAATATGATCGTCTGGCATACCGCCTGCGGACGCAGAATCAGAAGTATAAGCAGTTCTGCGCGGACAATGGATTGCAGACACAGGCTGATAGAATCAAGGTAGCCGGATTTAAGCGGGCGCAGTCAGCAAAGACGAATGGCAGGGCGACGGCGTATCAGAATCGGAGGACAGGCAAGGCGGCTCATTCTGTGAATACAGGGGCAAAAGTAAAGTATGATGAAAATAGAACCTATAGGATAGATTTAGAATCATACGATGAAAATATAAACGATAGTCTATCGACAGTTGCAAAAGAACTGGCAAAATTAGGAGATGCGGACGGATTTGAACATAGCGTGTTTGTGGATTTAAACACAGGAGAAATTGGACGATATGTTACCGACAGATTACCGGAATCAGTTGTCCCGGATTATCCATATCTGAAAAAACACAGCAATGTGGCATTTTTGCACAATCATAATGTTGACACAGAGTTATCATTTCCGGATGTCGGATTGATGGTGAATGAAACAGAGATAAATGTTGTTGCGGCGGTTAGAAATGATGGTATAATAACATTAGTAGAAAGCAATGGAATGAAAAATAGCGCATATTTACCGCTTGAATACGAAGAACTTAGAAAAAAAATTGAAATGGATATGCTGGATAGGGATGGATATATTGATCCTTGGAAGGTAGAGATTGCACTGCGAGACAAGGCTATAAAAGAGTATGCAAAGAATGGAATGAAAACCTATGGAGAGAAGATATAAGAATTTTAAAGAGTTTTTGACAAAAGCCGAATATCCGTTTATTCGTACAGATATGTCGGAAGCTGAATATGAGAAAGAATATGATTATTATATTCATAATTATGACAAAGTAAGGAATGGAACATATAAGCCGCTCTGGAAACAGAGAGAAGAGGGAGCATAGCGCTTCCTCTTTCATTTTGGCACAAATCATGTACCAGCATGAGTTATTATAATATTGCCAGATGGAAGTTGCTCATCCATTTGCACCTCCTTTCATATGCGTTATACAGAAAAGCGCCTTGAAATATAGGCGCTTTTTGCGTGCTGAAAAATGGCACAAATCTTTTATATTCCCATGCTACAATATACTTGACAAGTGAAAAGCACCGGACGGAGCGTAGGAATCCGCCTGCTACCCTAGAAAAACTATAGGATGTGATGGCACGTCCTGTTTTGGGCGTGCTTTTTATTTTGCAGATTGCCAGCTATGGAGTAAATAGCAACTCATTCGTGCCGGACTGACCGGAGTAACAACTTGGAAAGAAAGAGGTATAGGAACATGGTAAATGTAATCACAGAATTAGAAAAACTTGGCTTAGAACTGACAGATGAGACGAAAGAGTCCATCAAGAAGAGCTTCGGAGAAGAGGAGTTATACTCCAAGGACGAACTCGATAAGAAAGTCAAAAAAGTGGAAGGTGAACGCGACCAGTACAAGACACGTGCAGAGACTGCGGAAGAGACTTTAAAGGGGTTCGACGGCAAAGACCTTGAAACCATCACAAAAGAGCGTGATGAGTGGAAAGAGAAGGCTGAGACAGCAAAGAAAGATTATGATGCCAAGATTGCAGAGCGTGAGAAAAGTGACTTGCTGGAAAAGGCATTTGAGGGTGTCAAGTTTTCCTCGGCATCCGCAAAGAAAGCTATCATGAGCGACATTGCCGCGAATGTATCTGTCAAGGACGGTAAGCTGATTGGATTCAATGACTTGCTGGAAGATGCCAAGAAGAATGACGCGAGCGCATTTGTTGATGAACAGGCGCAGCAGAATGAACAGAATCAGGCAACATTCACTACTCCGATGGGAGCCGGAGCAAAAACCGAGCCGATCACCGGAGACCCGAACAAAATGGATTTCGTGACCTATAAGAAATGGCGCGAACAGAATCAGTAATAAGGAGGAACATTTATGCCAAACGCAATTTTAACCCCGCAGATTATCGCAAATGAAGCGATGATGGTATTACAGAGCAACCTTACGATGGCGAATCTCGTGCACAGAGATTATTCCCAGGAGTTTGTAAAGGTGGGCGATACCATTACCGTGAGAAAGCCGGCTACATTCGTGGCGAAGAATTTCACCGGTCAGACGGTGGCACAGGATATTACAGAGGGATCTACGACGGTCAAGATGGACAGATTCAGAGATATCACAGTTAATGTGGGTGCCAAAGAGATGACTCTTGATATCAAGAATTTTTCCGAGCAGGTAATCACGCCGGCCATGCAGGCTATGGCGCAGCAGATCGACGCCGATCTTCTGGCGGTAGGTATTGCAAAAGCAAAGAAGAAAGCTACTGTGTCCGGCACACCGGTAATCTCGGACATTGCCGGCGTTGGTAAGGCGTTGGATCAGGCAAAGGCACCGCGCACGGACAGACGCTTAATTCTGCCGCCGACGATCCTGTACAAGTACAACACGCTGGATAACTTTGCAAAGCAGTGCTACAAGGGAGATTCTATCGCACTGAAAGAGTCCGAGATCGGCAAGGTGTATACCTGTGAGACTTTTATGTCCCAGAACTGCCCGGAGAACCAGAACGATGCCGCAGGAACCGTTACATCCTACAAGGTTACCGGAACGAAGGATGCCACAGAGTTTACCGTTTCTGACGGAAAGACAGCGGCGGCTACCATCAAAAAAGGGGATCAGCTTATCGTGAACGGATATCTCTACACTGTGACCGAGGATGTAACGCTTGCATCTGGAGCTGGTACGGTTAAGGTAGATCAGAACATTCCGGAGACCATCGCGACAGCAACAGATGCTTTTATCGTGAACAAGGCACATGCTCTTGGATTCCACCGGAACGGTCTGGCACTTGTGACCCGTAACCTTGAACTGCCGATGGGCAACAAAAATGCATACATTGCATCCGCAGATGGTCTCGGCGTCCGTGTCGTATTCTCTTACGATTCCGAGCACAAGCAGGACATGATTTCCTTTGATATGATCTACGGCATCAAGGAACTTAATGAGAATTTGCTTGTTGATTTCTCATAAGAAAGGGGGATTCCAAGATGGGATATACCACGTATGACTTCTATCAGAATAAATACTATGGGGATTCTATCGAGGAATCCCTTTTCCCTAAGTGGGAAAGCCGGGCGAGCGATAAGCTGAATCAGCTGACCTACGGGCATATCAACGAAGATACCTTGAAAGAATTTGACGAGCGTATCCAGAAAGCCACCTGTGCGCTTGCAGATTTGCTCTACCAGATAGATTTCAAAACCAACCATGCCAGCGATGAAAAGGGCGGCAATGTCAAATCTATGTCCTCTGGTGGGCGGTCAATCAGCTTTGGAACTAACGAGACACTTGTTGATAAGGTGCTGAACGATAAAGGCGCACAGAACCGTTTGTGTTATGACACGGTATGCGAGTATCTATCCGGCACCGGAGTATTGTATGCGGGGGTGTGAGATGGGATTCTTCGATAACAAGACCGTTACGCTTTTCAACCGTGCCTTTGATCCGGAGACCGAGGAAGAGAAGTATTACCCGACACTGCTCGAGGGTGTCGACCTTGTAGAAACCAAGGGCGCGAACGTATCTAAGAGCGGCATGGACAGCGCGGATGCAGTGAAACTGTATGTTGATTTTGGCAATATTGCCAAACCATACCTTCCCCCGAAAGAGTGGGAAAACATGCCGGACAAATGCAAGCAGTACTTTTGGACATTTAATCCGGCACAGGATTTCTTTATCAAGGGGGATCATACGGATGCAACGTTACCAGAGAACGATGCCTATCAGTGGATGCTTGATCACTGCGACGATTGCTACAGGGTAACAACGATTGATAAATATGAGGACATTTTACCTCATTTCGAGGTGGGAGGTGTATAAATGGCAGAACCAGAAAAACTTACTATCCGGGATGCGGAGAACGCAGGAAAAGGACTCCTTGCACTGGTGATGGCATATCCGGATTATCCCCGGGGATTTAAGGCGGACAATTCAACCGTGAAATGGAATTCCAGCAACGAGGACAGGTCCATCGGCGTGTTCCCGCTGCAGGGCGCGGTATATCTGAAAAAGTATATCAGCGGCAGCTATGTAGCACAGATGCCGTTTCAGATGATCTATAAATGTTCGCCGACCACTAATAAGGCGAGTATCGACGCGCAGGAAATGCTCAACAGCCTTGTGGCTTGGATGGAAGAGAGCGGAATTGAGTTTAAGGATCCGCACTTGACACTGGAAGCGATCACGAGAACATCTCCGGTGTTTGGCGGCGGCCAGAACGAGAAAGCGGTAACTTATGCTGTGAATATGCAGCTGAAATATTTTTACAAGAAGTAGGAAAGAGAGGATAAGATCATGAAAAAAAGTATTCCAATCATGAATACAAATTTACAGTTCTTTGCACAGGATAGAACAAACATGGTCTCTCTGCTGGATATTGGTCTTTTGGCAGGGAGCACGACCAAGCTGGCAGAGATGGGAGATGGTTATACAGAGATCACGGAAGATTGGGGACCCAGTACAGATTCAACCCAGTATGTCAACATGAAGACTGCAAGCAGTACAGTAAAGGGATACGCCCTTAACATGTCCCCGGAGCGCGAGTACCTGTCGGATGATATGCAGGAAGCCATCGACGATATGTTCAAGAAGTTCCCGACCGGTAAGGCGTGCGAGACGTATTACTACCGGTTCTATAAGACGGATTTGACAGCAGGATCGGGTGATTGCATCCGCGTACCGGTAACGGTATGCCCGTCAAGCACCGGCGGCAGCGGCGGCGACACGTTGAAATCTACAATCCAGATCAACGGTAACGGCGATGTGGAACTGGGAACAATTACGATCAGCAGCGAAGACGGCTCGTTTTCTTGGGCTACAAAATAAGGTGTTAATGAAAAATTAGCATAATGGGGTGGGTTCCTTTCAGTCCTGCCTCATTTCTGAAAGGATGGTAATTTTTATGGAAGAGTTGAAATTAAACAGTGGTCTGAAAAAGATTGCGATTAAGGATGAGGATGGAGATCTTATCACAGTATTGCGCGTGAATGTGGCAGATGCGGACACAGCGGAGCGTTTTGCCAAGATCATCAATAATCTGCAGGAAATCTCGGAGAATTGCGAGAAGGAAGCGGCGGCATGGAAAAAGGAACACGAGCAGGACGAAACGGTTTCTGGAGAGGTTGATGTGGAGAGGGGGTTGCAGATCAATCGTATCCGCGTGAGATACCTGAAACAGATCGCCGAGGAAATTGACAAACTGTTCGGCGAGGGAACGGTTCAGAGCATCTACGGCGATATTACGCCGGATGAAACGGCACTGGTGGAGTTTGTCGAGGGTGTTATCCCGGTAATGAATAAGCTGTTCGGCAAACGTTACGAGATGACCAGAAAGCGTTATAACTCCAGCAGAAAAGGGGCAAGGGCATGATAAATGTCATGCTTGATCCTCTGCCGGCCGAATGGAATGGGTACGAGATCAATACATCATTTCGGATCGGCATACAGGTATTTCTTATCCAGTACGACAAAGAACTGAATGAGTACGAGAAGAGTGATGCACTGATCTGGCTGCTGTTTGATGACCGGGAGCATCCGGTAGGCTATGAGTTACAGGAATGCGTCGAGTGGTTCTTGAATGGCTGGTTTCATGATAAACCGGGTTCCTCACAGGATAAACGCCGGCTGATTGACTATGATGTCGACCAGTGGCGCATTTATGCAGATTTCCGGCAGATATATGGGATAGACCTCTCACTGGATGATATGCATTGGTGGATGTTCAACGGTCTGCTCTGGAATATGCCGCATGAACAATCGTCATTTCAGCAGGTCATTGAAATACGCCGGAAGAAAGTTACCGGGAAGATGGGGAACGAGGAAAGAAAAGCTGTGCAGGAAGCGCAGCAGATCTATGCACTGGATCAACCGGAAGTTAAAAAAGAGTATACAGAGAATGAAAAAGGTGCCATCGACGAGTATGACCGGATGATGGCGGAGATCAGAGCCAAGAAAAAGGCAGAAAAGGAACTGGGATTAGGTTAGAAAGTGAGAGTTGCATATGGCTGGTGGATATGATGGAGAAATCAGAATACGGACGTTAATTGAAAACGGGAAAGCATCTAGCCAGCTGTTGCAGTTGGAAGCTCGGTTTCAGAAGCTGACAAGTGAAGCGAAGAATCTCGCTGACGGAATGCGTGAGATTGAGCAGATGAAAATTCCGACAGATGATTATAAAGCTGTGCAGGATCAGATCAGCAAGGCAGAAGCTAAACTGGATGCATTGAACGATCGGATGCAGAAGTTTAAAGAACTTGGAGGAAAGACGAATAGTCAGACGTTTAAGGGCATGCAGTATGATGCGGAACAGTTGGCGAATACCATTAAATATGCGCGCGGAGAATTGCTGGACATGGAATCATCCGGTACGGCTTATGTTGATCCGAAAGGAACAGAAGAGTATCAGAAAAAGGCGGAGAAACTGTGTGAAGTGAACCGTCAGCTTGATGTTACGAAGAAAAAAATGGAAGAGGTTGCTGCCAAGGAAGCAAAGGTAGGCTCTGGCGCGAAACAGATTGAAAAGGTCGGAAAGGCTGCAAAGAAATCTGCAGGGCTGATGACAACATTCCTGTCAAGATTAAAGGGAATTACGCTGTCCTTGTTCATTTTCAACTGGATTACCAAAGGTTTTAATGCTATGGTTGCCGCCTTCAAAGAGGGCATTCAGAATATGGCGAAGTATTCCGCGGACTTTAATTCGCGGATGTCCGAGCTGAAAACTGCCACATCTACACTCAAAGCATCACTGGGGACGCTGGCGGCGCCGATTGTGTCAGCCATCATTCCGGCGATTGTAACACTCTGCAGCTGGATCACGACGGCGGTCAATAAGATGAATGAACTTGTGGCGGCACTGTCTGGGAAGAGCACATGGACACGGGCGAAGCAACAGCAGGTGGATTATGCGAAGTCTTTGAACAGTACCGCAGGTGCGGCAAAGAAGGCTGCCAGGGCGTTGCAGGGATTTGACGAACTCAATGTGATTAACTCAAACAGTTCCGGCGGCGGTGGCGGTGGAACAGATGCCTCTACGATGTATGAGGAAGTGCCAACAAGCGATGCGCTGATCGGTAAATTGCAGCCGTTCCTCGATTATCTTAAGCAGATCAAGGCAGAAGTGATCCGCGGATGGGATGAGACGTGGGCGGCGCTGGATATTGACAGTCAGATCGCAGATATTCGCGGCAGTATCGAATCAATCCGTGGTTCTCTATCGGATATCTTTGGCAATGCAGATTTGCAGGCGGCGGCAGACAACTTTGTCATGACGCTGGCGTACAGTGTTGGTCAGATTGGCGCGTCTGTTGTCAGTATAGGGGCTACGATCGCACAGAATATCATTGGCGGCATCGACCTGTATTTGCAGCAGAATAGCGGCAGAATCACCGAGTACCTCATTCGGATGTTTGATATCGGCGCTGACGTGGCACAGCTTGCGGGCGAAGCGGCGGAAGCATTTGCTTTTGTGTTCCAGGCATTCGGCAATGAGGACGGGCAGCAGATTACGGCAAATCTGATTCAGATGTTTTCGGATATATTTGGCACGGTAACGCTTCTGGTGGCGCAGTTCCGAGATGATCTGATGCATTTGTTTGTCGATCCATTCGTGAATAACAGCGACGGCATTAAGACGGCGCTGGAAGGAATTCTTGAAGTTGTGTCGGAGGTAACGACTACAATATCAGAGATTGTAAGACAGACCACAGATGGAATCGTGAAATTATATGATGAACATATATCTCCTTTTATTACCAGCATAAATGAGGGAGTTTCGGAACTGATTGAGAAGTTTTTGGAGTTTTGGAATACCTATATGCAACCCATATTGGAAGAATGGGCGGCTATGTTTGAAGATACATATCAGAATCATCTAAAGCCTGTAATAGACAAGGTAATAGAGTGTGTGGGGAAGATTATAGATATACTCAAAATTTTATGGGAAAACTGGATACAGCCACTGATTGCGTGGGTTATTGAAAATATCCTTCCGGTTATAACTCCTATACTGGATTCATTATCCCAATATGTAAAAGGATGTATTGATGGAATTATAGATTTTGTAGATGGTCTATTAAACGCAGTGAGTGATGTATTGGATGTAATCATCAAGCTTCTTAAGGGGGACTGGAAAGGGGCATGGGAAGCTGCCAAGAAAGTCGTAAAAGATGTGGTAAATGGTATTTTAGTCGCAGTGGAATCTATGGCGAACGGAGTAGTTAATGCAGTCAATACAATGATCAGAGCCTTAAATGGGTTGCATTTTGACATTCCGGAATGGGTTCCGGTGCTTGGCGGAAAGACATTCGGTTTTAACATTGGTGAAATATCAGCTGTCCACATCCCCCGCCTTGCTAACGGCGGCATCACAACCGGCAGCACCCTTGCAAACATTGGAGAAGCCGGGCGGGAAGCGGTACTTCCGCTGGAAAACAACCTGTCCTATCTGGAGCCGCTTGCAGAAATGATTGCAAGCAAAATGGAAGGTGTTCAGACGGTGCGGATCGTAGCAGAGGAAAGCGGCATATTCAAAGTTGTACGCGAGGGTGCAAATGATTATTTCCGGAGAACCGGCAGACCGGCATTTGATTTTTAGAGAGAGGAGCGGAGAAAATGGCATACGGTGGATTTTTGATAAAGGTAGGCGATTATACCGTTCCTTTCCGATACATTGAAGCTAAGAAATTCAAGTGCGGCATCAAAGGGCAAGATCTGGATTCTTACCGGGATGCAAACGGCATCTTACATCGAGAGGCCTTACAGAATGTTGCAATTAAGGTTGAGTGGGAAACGCCGGGGGATATTAACGAAGCGGCGTTGCGCCCGGTGATGGATGGAATACGAGCGCAATACTCCAATGCAACCGAGAAAAAAGCGCTTGTCACGGCGTGGATGCCGGAACTTGGCGATTATGTAACGATGGAGTGCTATCTGCCGGATATAGAATATACCATTGATTATGCGGATGAGACGACCGTGGAGTATTCTTCTTTCCGGCTGGCGTTTGTTGGGTATGGAGGTAGTGTAAATTGATTGATTATGAGTATGCGGATTTGTTCAAACAGAATAGTGTGGAAAAGCAGATCACAATTACATCGGATGATGGGCTTGTGAATATCACGAACAATGAACTTCATCAGGAAGAATTTGAACTGACAGAAAGCCTCTGCTCCGAGAGTGAGTTGACGTTCGGTTGCTGTGAAGCCGGAATGATTAAGTTCAAGGTGTCCAATGTATTTTTACCGATGAAAGGAAAGTGGCTGACTGTAAAAATGACGATCGGCGGGAATGCGGCGAATCCGCTTCAAATCGGACGATATAAGGTTTATTCCGATACGCCTACGGCAGACAGAAAATACCGTGATGTGGTGGCTTACGATGCTTTGTACGATGTGGTCAATGCGGATGTGGCGGCGTGGTACAACACGCTTAAGTTTCCGATGACCTTAAAATCTTTCCGGGATGCATTCTTTTCGCATTTCGATGTGGAGCAGGACGATGTGGAACTCGTGAATGACAGCATGACCGTCGAAAAGACGGTGGAAGTCACGGTGTCGACAGATACAAGTACCGGTACGGCGGAGACAAGCACGGTGGGCGAATCCATAGGTGGAAAAGAAACCTTATCCTGCGTTCTTGAAGCAAACGGCTGCATGGGTCACATGGGACGCTATGGGAAGTTCCATTATGTGTATCTTGAGCAGAATATTGATGGGCTTTACCCCGCGGACGACCTCTATCCGGCAGATGATCTTTTTCCGCGGGATCCGAAATCATACGGTATAGGGAAAGGCATCTACGTGTCTGCAAAGTATGAGGACTATACCGTTTGCCCGATAGACAAGCTTCAGATCCGGGAGAAAGAAAACGACATTGGAGTTATCGTTGGCAATGGGAACAATGCATATGTGATCGAGGGGAACTTTTTGCTATATGGCAAGGGAACAGACGAACTGACCAGTATAGCAAATAATGTCCTTGCAAAAATTACTGGCGTTACATATCGACCGTTTACGGCGGATTGCTTGGGAAATCCTTGCTTAGAGGTTGGCGATGCGGTGCGGCTGCAGACCCGGTATAAATTGATTGAATCGTACATCTTAAAGCGCACGCTGAAAGGCATACAGGCAATGAGGGACAGTCTGGAAGCTGACGGGGAAGAGTATCGGACAAGCAAAGTCAACGGCGTGCAGAGAAGTATCCTGCAGCTTAAGGGGAAGAGCAATACTCTCGAACGGTCGATTGAGGAAACGAAGTCAACGATTGTTGATGTGGAAAAAGGCTTGCAGTCACAGATTACACAGACAGCATCAGAAATCCGGGCAGAGGTAAAAAATACCACAGATGGGTTATCATCAAGGATTACCCAGAATGCGAGTAGCATTACTGCAGAGGTCAACCGTGCAACGAGCGCCGAGGGCACACTATCCAGTAAGATTACCCAGACGGCAGAGAGCATTACTGCAGAGGTCAGCCGGGCAACGGAAAAAGAAGGACAGCTTGCGGCGGCAATACAGGTCAATGCAGAGGGGATCACAAGCAAAGTTTCCCGGGACAGTGTCGTTTCGGAAATTAACCAGTCAGCAGAGGGATTAAAGATTAGAGCTGATTTGTTGGAACTCAGGGGATCTGTGGAGATGACCGGTGGGTATGTGCATATTGACGCGACAGAGAGTACGGACAACTTGGTTGAACTGAAACGGGAAGGAACACTCGTGCAGATAGGAACGGATGGTTTGAAGTCAGCAGCAGATACGAGAGAACTCACGGCAAGTTACTCTGCTGTGGCGGTGCGTGACACGTCGGCAAACACCATAGCACAAATGCTCTCAAGCGGAAAAGGAATATCGTCCTATGGATGGGAATCTTATTCTGACAAGCGACTAAAGCACGGGATAGAATCCCTTGACAGAGAAAAGAGCACCGCGCTTATACAGTCCTTACGTCCTTGCAGATTTGTTTATAACTATGACCAGGACGGGCATTACCGGCACGGTCTGATTGCACAGGAAGTGCTGGCGGCGATTGGAGATGAAGACTGGGCAATCTGTTCCGAAAATCCAGATCCGGATGGCAATACCTATTATGCACTTGACAAAACAGAACTGATCGCTGATCTGATTGCTGCGGTGCAGTTACAACACGAAGAGATAGAGCAGTTGAAAGAGAGGATGGAAAAGTATGAACAAAGCGTATAGCCGTATTAACTGGGAAAATTACCCGAGCGATGCAACACCTATAAATAAGGTAAATCTTAACAGACTGGACAGTGCGACAGACATACTTGACGACCGTGTGATTACTCTGGATACCACAAAAGCCACGAAAACAGAGGTGGCAACTCTTGTGTCGGATGTGACCTTTGAGGAGTTGACCGGAATCATCACGATCACAAAAAAGAATGGTTCAAAGGTTACGATCGACACGCAGATGGAGAAAATCGCCGTCAACTTTGACTATGACCCGACCACGGAGCAGATCATGCTTACTCTGATCGATGGCACGAAGCAGTACATAGATTTGTCGGCGCTGATTACGCAGTATGAGTTTTTGGACACTGATACAGTGGCTTTTACCATCGGTACGGACGGCAAGGTATCAGCCGTTGTAAAAGAGGGAAGCATCGAGGAAAAGCACTTGGAGCCAAATTATCTTGCCAAGATTAAGGTGGAAGCGGCAAAGGCAGAAACAAGCCGGGCAGATGCGGCGGCAAGCGCAACCAAGGCGGAAAGCTATGCCGTTGGCGGTACCGGCAGCCGGGAGGGCGAAGACTCTGATAATGCTAAATATTATTATCAGCAGGCAAAAGACGTATCAGAGGGACTAAAAGGTGGATTGCAGCCGCATGGCACATGTGCTTTTGCAGATCTTCCGGCGCTTGCGGATGTCAATGCAGGCTGGATGTTTAATATTTCAGACGAATTTACGACCACAGATGATTTTAAAGAGGGATCCGGGAATGTAATTCCTGCCGGTGCAAATATTTACAAGACATCAGACGGCAAGTGGGATGTTCTGGCGGGTACTCCGGTGACGGGGGTCAAGGGTGCAAAGGAGGCAGCCTACCGCCGTGGGAATGTAAGTCTGTCGGCGGCGGATGTTGGGGCAGTAGCCGGGGAGGGGGATGCTTCGGCTACGACGGTGATTTTTTCGGCGGCGGCGGAGCGCGCCAACATAACCACTGGCGAGAAGTTGTCTGCGCTATTTAGTAAGATTGCAAAGTGGCTGTCTGATCTTAAGCCAGTGGCTTTTTCAGGTAGCTATGATGATTTAAGCAATAAACCGACAATACCGGCGAATACATGGCGCCCGGTGCAGGACAATTTGGCATCCAGTTCCACCACAGACAGTTTATCCGCTAATCAAGGAAGACTGCTGGCAAACGGATCGGCTCGAGATAACACGAAGATGCCTGTAACTGGCGGCACATTTACTGGGCCGATTGGATTTGCCAGAGCGGTTGGATTTGCCAACAGTACGTGGAATCCCGTTGGTGATGATTGCTATATCGGTGATTTTAATGCGGCGGGATGCGTAGCATTTAAAAGTATGTCATCTCAATTAACAGGTATCGCCTTGGTTGGAGCCGGAAGCAACATGTACGGTCGGCTTTTGGTACAAAATGATGGCGGTGATATGTACCTTGCCACAAACGGCGCGTTTTATGTTTCCAACGGCAATAACAGTGCCCGAGCGCCGATCTATGCATCCGCTTTTACACAGTCCTCATCCAGACGCGTCAAGAAAAATATCGAGGATATGACTGATGAGGAAGCCAAGAAGTTATTGCACGTAGAGGTTAAATCGTATGACTACATCAACCCCGATATGCCGGATGGATGTTTCGGTTGCATCGCGGAGGATATGGCAAAAATAATCCCGTCTTGTGTCAATGGAGATGTTGACTGCGCTGACGATGATGCCGCAGCTAT